TGTTGGGATACGTTGCGCATTGGCTATCTCTCGCCGTCTTTCAGCAAGGAGTGTCTCTTGTCTTAGTTTCTTTTGATCCTCCCAAGCTACTCCCCACTTGACATAGTTCTCAGCAGCATATCTCCATGCACAGGCTATATCCGCAAAGAACAGGTCTTCTACAGGCTTATCACTCCTTGAGCCATCCTTTTTCTTGCTGTATTTATACCCACCTTCAAGAGCACCTATCAAAGCTTCACACTTGGTACTGACAAGTATAAGCTCCATACCACACTTGCACGGCTCTTTAGGCTTCAGTAGTCCACGCATATATTGTAGACTTGGTGTCAAGTTTATGTAACGCCACCTAAAGGGTATGTTAAACTCTTGCATGAGGATTTTCATATCTCCACGTTTATCCTTGTTACTTGCACTCTCACGATAGCCTGAACGATCCCCACAGTCTACAATCAAGCTTGCTTCCTTATAGAACTTCTCAGTATGAGGCTTTACATAGTCTAACCAGAGGTGGTAAACCGTAGAAGAAAAGCAGTCTACTACTTCAGAGAGTGTAAGCAGATGATGTGTGTTGTACTGACACTTATAAAGTGAGCTGAAGCAGACAGAAGGGTGATGAAAGCCAAAGTCCCAAGAGCGTATGAGAGGGAGGACAGGGTTGAACTTCAACGTAGCTACATGCTTCCGTGCTTCAAACTGTGGAAAGACAGGGATACCACCATATGCTGGTATAGAGTCTCCAAATACTACACGTCTGATAACATTACTTGACCTTCCCATCTTACGTTGTACCGCTATGAGACCCTTAGCATAATCTGCACCTGTAAAGATGTTATCTCCAGTCTCTCCTTGTATCCAGGTAACACTGTCCTCACCTATCTTATGTACACCAGGCTTATTTCCAAAGAGTCTATGTAGCCAGCTATTGATAGGTGGAGGATTAGAACTAACAAAGCCATGTAAACTACCGTGTGATCGAGTTTCAGGATGGTAGGTCTTTGGATCGAATCTGACATGGGGGAGACGTAAACGAGAGATTAACCCAGCACTCGTATCTGTCCCTATGAAGAACACTTCTTCACACTCGAAAGCATCATCTACCCAGAACAATCCGTGGTCTGCACCTAACGCTCTACGATAGTTCTTCCCATGGATAGCTTTCAGCTCACTCTGCGTATGAAAACGATGCTGCGTATACTCCCCCTGCACCTTCTTTGAGCTTGTAGGGTTAGGGATAAGGTTCTTATTCGCTATCCGTTCTATACAATCCCCTACAGCTCGCCAGCTTGAATCATACAGGTCATCTAGGTTGTAGCGTGACACCACACCTCTATTCTTTGGTATGGTCAACATCTCATAGACACACAGACATGCTATGATAGTTGTCTTCCCTCCACCTACACCACCTTGGACATAAAGATATTTTGTATCTATGCCATCAACAATCTCTTGCTGCTTAGGCATCATGATGCTATGAGGGTCTGTAGGAGGTTTACCAAGTGGACACTCATCTTCTGGGAGTACACAGTCTGGGAGGAAATCCATAAGGTTGAACTCTGTAGGCCATCCCATCTATACATACTCCTTCACGATGTAGTCTCTCACACCTTTTAAGGTTCGTAGACTCGCAAGGTAGGGTACATAGTTTCCCCATTGATCTCGTTTCCTTGCTATATAGAGTGTATACACTCTTTCAGGTTCATCAGGAAGGAAGTCAGGATGGTTAAGAAAAGTATACAGCACTATATCTCTCCCTTTCTTCTTCTCACTATGCTTTACATCCTTCCCTTGTTGGATGAATGTATTATAGATGTCTATTATCTCCTGCGGAAAGTGGTCATACATATACTTTGATATAGCAATGTATCCTTGTGGCATGTTATACCTCACGTATCTCAGATTCAATGATACGATTATGCAGAATAATCTCTCCACGTTTTACACGATCACCTTCACTCACAATGAAGGTATCAGATAAACCCTCACCTGTTAAGTATATCTCTAACATAGGCATACCATAGGAGCTGTTATCTATCTGAGCATGATAGATACCTATGTCACTAGTCTGTATACCAAGTGCTTCCTGCAGCATACGTGTATCGATAGATATTCTCACTGCTTTCACCATGTTACATTCTCTCCACTCTTTGTATCCTCATCGTCTTACCAATACGTGCATCAATCTCTCTAGCTTCCAACCATGCATAGTTGAAGGTAAGATTCTTCACAAGAGCAGCTTGTAGAGCTAGTGAAATCTTGTCACCCTGCATAGATGCCATCCTACTACTTTCCCATTGCTTCCGCATCGCAGACTTCTCAGGTGTCCAAGAGCTGTAGTCACCTTCAGCCATAAACTCGTCGCAGGTGCATCCCTCTACTCGACAGAGATCTCCATACCCATCATAGCTGAAAGAGTGTACCACTTCAAGGTGTTCACAAAAGACACATCTCTTACTTTCCTCTATAACCTTCATCTCTTCTTCTGTAAGACATCTACCTAGATAGTCCATAGCAAACCTTTCATCTATCACAAGTCATACTCTTTCCCACAAACCTGCAAACTATATCGTATCCCCCTTCTCTCCTCTGGACTCCTCTTAACCCCATGAAGACCATCATAACCAGGTTTATCCCCTCTCCCAGAGATTTAACTTACCCCTAGATTTCTCCTAATAAAACCAGCCAAAAGAGTCTTCACACGCACGCGATATATTGCAAGAATTATGCCAAGATAAAAATGGTATAAAAAAAGGAGAGAAGTGTCTGGTTTTAATCACTCCTCTCCCTTTTAAGAGGCTCACCGGCAAGCCTCCTTTTGCATCTCTATTCTTACCCCTGAGTTTCTCCACAACGTTCAAGACCAGAAACTTGACGATGCAGATAAATCATACATCATGGTGAACAGGATGGCAATTGAGAACATTTGAGCAGTATGTATGATTTAGACTTTCTAGGTAAACAGTGTTAGTGTCAGCTTGTGGATGGGACGCTGCGCTTGCTTTTCGGACCCCTGTAGATCATGGAGTGACAGATAGTGAATAACGAGGTGGACAGATATGCATGAGCGGTATGTAGAGTGTTAAAGATCGTAATAACACCTCTTAAGCTGTTGAAAAAACACCGCTTGCATGGTCGATAAAATAGTGCTATCTTTACAGGTATGTTTCTAGATAAGCACTTTACACCACTGCACTACCGAGTCTACGGCTTGGTGGAGACCATGATAGCCCAAACAGCACAGCATCCCAACGGGTTAGGATTCTGGAGAGGTATGCCTCTAAAAGGACCACTCTCATTGAAAGTATTGAAGAAGAGATGGGTTGGCTTGATACTAGGACAGACCTTTCCACCAGACTTTCTGTCAATACTATTAAGAACATGCCTACTTGAATCAGGACAACCTAATCCATCAGCATCAGCACTCTACCAATGGCTCCTGCACCATGTCTACTGTGACAACGTAAGTCGGCTCTACGCAGACTGGCTTGCACTTCCTAAGCATCAACAAAGGTAAGGTTCATATCATGACAGTCTCTACAGAAGTCACACCCTTTCACGTCTACGCCAATGATAAGATGGAGTTGAGGTATAGTCATGTTGTGCAGGGAAGGAAAGAGACGTGGGATGAGATAGCTTGGAGAGTTACAAAGTGTGTGACTGATGTAACACCTGTATATCATGATGTTAGTACTGTTAACGCTATCTATGAGATTATACGGGACAGAAAGTTCATACCAGGTGGAAGGATACTGAGTCAAGCAGGAAGACCTTACCACCAGACAGATAACTGTTTCTGCCTGCGTGCTGAGGATAGTAGGGAAGGTTGGGCTGACTTGGCACATAAGTGCACCATGATGTTCATGTCTGGTGGAGGTGTAGGAGTTGATTATGCTGCTATTAGACCCTATGGCTCTTTACTATCAAGAAGTGGAGGGATAGCAAGCGGACCTATACCTCTAGTTGAGATGGTAGATAGTATAGCGGCAGCAGTGAGACAAGGTGGAGAGAGAAGGGGTGCATGTTATGCTAGTCTACCTTGGTGGCATCGGGATATCTATGACGCTAAAGATTGCTTCATATACATGAAAAGTAATCTGGGGAGACTCAAGCATACTAACATATCAGTACGGTTTGATAGTGA